ATCTGTCTAAAACACACACGCCAGTGTGTGCACTCAGGGCTCGGAGATGGTAAGTCTCTCTTTTATAGGCTTTAGCCGGCCGGATTCCAGAACAAGTCAACAATCATAATCCCACTCATCAGAAAATTCACCCTTAGGTTCATCCTCCTCATAGTAAGACTGATAGGTCTTGAATTCATCATCATTCATCATATACTCCATAATCGGGAGATAATCAATTCTTCCGCGGATGAGATCCAAATCACTCATCTCAGGGGGTTCATAATCATCATCAACCGTTTGGGAGACCGAACGATTCATTCCATCTAGGATTGTCGCTCCATCGAACGATACACCTGTCCAGTCAAAGACCGGAACAGAACACTCCGCAAGCGCTTTACTCAGTCCCATAGGTTTGAGCTTGGTTGCCTTCGAGGCATGAGAAACAACATTGTACCAGTGTTTCCACTGAGACAGTTTCTTTCCCTCCCCGCTTTCATGAAGATCACAACCGTGACCCACGAGAGAACAATACAACCAGTTAAAAGGGTCAGCCTTGTCATCGGCTGACCGCCAAACCACGGGAAGATTCAACTCCTCTGCCAAACGATTCTTATGCTGAATAGCCAATTCAGTGTATGCGGGCAGGGAGGAAGAGAGGAAGCTCAATGACACATGAGCTTTTGCAGCAGCGGGAGTGGGCTGGCACAAGAACGCGGCAAGTTGGAGGTGGTGGGGCAGCACATTTGGCTTTGAGCTGTAAATCCCCAAACCCCCCAGACGGGGAGGAAGATTCCAGGAGACAGGCGGGGCCAGTTTGAGGAAATCGTCATAGTTGGAAACCATGGTAGATGAAAGGAAGTCAGCGACTGTTTTCCCACCCCCGTGGGGGAGGGGGACATCAGTCCAACCTTTCACGAGATCTTTCGACCTAGTTCCAAGTGTTGAGAGAACAGACATGGCAGTCTTACGATCCAGAGACTCCTCAGTGGGAGCATGGAGAAGAAAACTGTTGACATGCCGAATCCTCTCAGCAACATAACGTTCAGTACCAAACAGGGCAGAAAGACCACACGAGGGATCGGTAACTTTGTAAGTTTCCGAGTTGATCGTACAGTATTTCTCTGTCAAGAAATTCTTTCCCAGTGAAGGGGAGAGACCTCCTGCAACGACAAGCATTGTCCAAATTCGTAGGTCCTCTTTAGACCTGAGTGGAAACAAGATATCATCACCATTA